ATGCATGTCCCGGATTAGAGAAACTCACCTTTTTATATTTTGGTCCCGGATAGCTGATTAAGCTATTCAGTGTGCGAAGATTGATTGGCTTATCTTTGTAAAAGACAGCATATATTGCATCAGCCGCAAGTACTTCTTCGCTCTTGTAAGTTCTTGGGTTTGTATATGTTAACAGGATGTTGGGCTTTGGTCTACTCATACTTTTATTTATCAAAAGTAGGTAGTTAATGGCCCAGTTACACAGTTACACCCGGAGAGATTGGTTTAAAGTTATCACCATGAATTATAATACAACTTGTATCGGGCGTAGCAACAGGTGTAGCTACCATGGTCCATGAACGAGTGGTTGTGTTAACCCAAATTGTCATGATTACAACACCATCTATTTTACCGGTCCCAATAATCTGCTCACCTGCGCCCTGTAGCTCTTTTCCAAGAGCCAGCGTTTCACCGCATGTCCATTGGGATTCTAGCTTAAAGACTTCTGCATTAACCGGCCATGCAAAAAATGCAATGCAGAACGCTATTAGGGAAATGATCCCTATTTTAATTGTAGCTGGCCGCCAGCCATTCAGTGTGTTGTTGAGCATTATCTGAGGACTTCTGTAAATTGTACTTACCACAGAACTTCATAAAATGTGGTCCTACGCTTGGATTACGCTCTTTTTGTACTGCTTCGGCAATTGTTGTATCTAGCTCTGCTTTGATATGATCGGGCTGTGCAGTCAAGTCAATTATAGCCTTATTACGCTCATAATCGTCACGCACTAGATGCTCGACACCTTCGTGGTCGGTCCAACGTTGCAGTAGCAGATTGTTCCACATGAAGCCTTTGTTATGTCGATCAGCAAAGGCTTCTCGGAGTCCAACTTTGTTTTTGGTGCCAACAGTACGCACACCGGGAAATGCTGAAAACACGTTGTCGCTAGTATCGCCGCGCATACATTTTTCAAACAGCAACCATTCGGGTTCAGGTGCTGGCTTTACTTCTTTTGTTTTCTTGTCTTTAACTGGCTTACCTTTTTCATCAAAGTAGCCTTCGTGTGTAGTAAGCACACCACTGATACCATTGAACAACTGAACGTTTGGCGCAATCAGTTGTTCAAAGTCGGTGTCACTTGAAACAATAATATGATTTGAATCTTTGTGCAACTGAATCCAACGTGCAATAAAGTCGTCAGCTTCGCATACAGAATTCTTAAGAACAGTCACATTGGTTCGGGTACTGATGTATTCGTAGAACTTGTCAAACGATTCCCAGAACAGTTTTTCTTCTTCTGCTTCCTTAGGAGTATGCTTTGCACGACCTTCTGCACGATTGGCCTTGTAAGGCTTGTAAGCATCCTTGCGCCAGCTTCGGCCTTCGAAACAGAATACAACATGCTTGCCCTGACGTTCGCGCCACTGACGCAGGACCGAAGCAAGAATAATATGGTAGCTCATTGCAACACGCTCTTCAGGATCACCAGAACGGATCACATGGCGGGCACGGAAGAACAAGTTTGCGGCATCAACGATTAAATATGTCATGTTACAATTATAGCACTAGACTGCCAGTCTGTCAAGCATTTTTTTCGTTGCTTGTCTGATCCCAAGGCGGCGCACACGCTGTTAACTCCATTACCCCATTTGGTCTTTTCATATAGCCAAGTTTGACAAACTGGTCTGGTATATGGATTACTTTAATAGGATCATTTGGTCGTATAATACCAGGTTGGACCACTTGTCCAAGAACACCAATACGTGAAACTTCGCCATGGGAAACATTCTTTCTCCAATGGAAATATTCTTCTACTGTCGGATACAGTACATTTATAAATTTAAAACATGATGTTCTAAGGTGTGTTATTTTAATTTGTGCAATATCACCAAACTGCAATACAGTGCCAGCGCACATTTCTTCCAATGGAGTAGAACCTTCAATTTGAATATTTTCTCCAAATTGTCCAGCCTGCACATCTTTTTTATAAATTGTGTTTAGTTCGGTGTAACGTTCTTTAGTTAAGATGCTAACTTGTGCATAAGTGGAAGCATTAAACCAATTGTTGTCAATTTTTGTAATCCAATCAGCAGCAAAATGTCGATCACCAACTACACCACCATTTACTACTGTCACAAAGTCTTGCGGGAATTTTGTAATGACATTAGTCTGTAATGCTGCATAGTTATTACGAATTTCGTCAGTGATGTCGGCATTACGGATACATTGGTTGCGCAAACTTAGTGCGATCCTATTGATAGGAATACGATCCTCGTCGGGTACACGAGTGCCTGGCACTAAATTAACAGAGCTTACCTTCATTGATTGCGAGTACGATTGTTTGTTTGCATACGGCCTGCATCGGCAACAAACGAAGTTTCAGCATCACTATCCATGCTTACGTTGCGGCACATATCAGTGAACCATTGGTCCACAATTTCTTCGGGTGAAGCACCTTGGTAACCACCACGTTGAAGGAAATGTACAAAGGCCGGATTCCATTCTAACTCAAAGTATCCTTGCTTGGGATTGTCCGGTGCCAAATGAGCCTGTACTACATTAACCCACGGCTCAGAACTGTTCCGCATTGATTTTGCGGTCTGCTTCTTTTTAAAAATCTTCTTAATAAATTCAAACATTTTAGCTGCCTCGTCCAAATATAGCTTCTTCTCTTTTGGGTAAATCAGTTAGTACCGTTTCCCGCCACTCTGTTGATTCAATGTACCAGTTGCTTCGTTCATCTTGTGTACGATAGCAACCAATGCACATTCCGGTTTCATCCGATACACAGATACCAACGCATGGATTTGTTAAATTTGCATGATCATCATTCATTGTTTATTCTTAAATGCCTTAAAAAGCATAGGGATTTGTTTATCTCTATACTGCGGTAGTTCGGGTACAAGCCTACTACGTTGTTCAACTTCGTCGCTGTACGTGGCTTTACATAGACTGCAAGGTAATTCTTCGGATTGCATAGTTACAAGTTTTCCATTTACTTTACAAAAGTGAGACCAAGTTGCCATATTATATATCAACTCTGGTTACAGAGTGTGCGCCGCCTCAAGTTCTTTAACAGTGCTTTCAATAGCATTGGCAAAGTTTAATGCACTTTGTTTGTCAAGTAACATATGATGCTCCTGCTTATGAACACCTTTAAACAAGATATCATAAACTGCGCCCAACCGTTGCCCCCAACCTCGCCATACAGGAGTCCATGTTGTTACATAGAAACTTACTTCAACGTCGGGAATGTCTCGATCACGTTGAACTTCAATCCACATTTTAGCTGCATGATCATCAGATGTGCAATCACACTCAACGTTGAAGACTCGAGCATCGCCAAAGTCTTTCTCAATACTAATACCTTGTGCAGGTGTTTGCGCTTTCATTGGATTTCCTCCTGTATATCCTGTACCGTACATTTTAATATCTGTATGTCTCGGGCTTAAACGGCCCACTGACAGTGACACCAATATAGTTTGCTTGCTTTTCTGTCAATGTAGTCAACTGTGCGCCAACGTGTGCTAAATGTAATTCAGCAACACGTTCGTCTAGTTTGCGTGGTAGGTTGTACATTTCTCCGCGAGCATAGTTTGCAGTATTTTGCCACAATTCTAGTTGCGCTAGAACTTGATTGGTAAAACTATTACTCATTACAAAACTTGGGTGCCCTGTTGCACAACCCAAATTCACAAGTCGACCCCGTGCTAAGATAATAATTTGTCGACCATTACTCAATTTAACCAAATCAACTTGCGGCTTAACTTCGGTCCATGTTGCATCTGATAAACTTGCAATGTCAATTTCAGAATCAAAGTGTCCAATGTTACACACGATAGCATTGTGCTTCATTTGAAGCATGTGGTGCTTGGTAATAACGTCAACATTGCCAGTAGCAGTTACAAAAATGTCAGCATGCTGACATGCCCAATCCATTGTAACAACACGATATCCATCCATTGCGGCTTGCAACGCACAAATTGGATCAACTTCAGTGACCCATACCTGAGCGTTAAGTCCACGTAAACTCTCTGCAGAACCTTTGCCCACATCACCATAGCCACATACCACTGCTACCTTACCAGCAATCATAACATCAGTTGCACGTTTAAGTGCATCAACTAACGATTCGCGGCAACCGTACTTGTTGTCAAATTTAGTTTTTGTTACAGAATCGTTTACATTGATTGCAGGCAATTTTAACGTGCCGGCAGCAATACGCTCGATAAGTTTATGAATACCAGTTGTTGTTTCTTCGGATACACCAACAATAGCATCCAACAATTCTGGATGCTTATCATGCACATATCCAGTCAAGTCATGACCGTCATCAAGCAACATGTTTGGTAACCAACCATCTGGTCCAGACATCGTTTGTTCGATACACCACCAGTACTCTTCTTCGGTTTCGCCTTTCCAAGCAAAAACAGGAATACCAGCCGCTGCCATTGCAGCCGCTGCTTGATCTTGTGTAGAGAAAATATTACAACTACTCCAACGCACACTTGCACCCAACTGTACTAGTGTTTCGATTAAAACAGCAGTTTGAATTGTCATGTGCAGGCTACCTGCAATGCGAGCACCTTTCAGTGGTTGACTATCAAGATACTGATTGCGTAATGCAATAAGTCCAGGCATCTCATGTTCGGCAATCTCAATCTCTTTGCGACCCCATGGCGCAAGACTAATGTCTGATACTTTGTAATCCATACTGTTCCTTAAAATAAGTTAATCTTTTCCCACGGTAGGTAATCTTTACCAAAGTGGCCGTAATTTGTAGTACTACTATAGATGGGACGGAATAGGTCAAAGCGGTCAATAATACCCTTTGGTGTCAAGTCAACTAAATCTTCAACTGTCTTTGTCAACTTCCTACTATCACCATTGCTTTCAATATAAAAGCTCATTGGCTGTGCAACACCAATTGCATAGCTGATTTGAACCGTGGCCCAATCAGCATACCCACCAGCTACAATATTCTTAGCGATCCAACGTGTCAAGTAAGCAGCACTACGGTCTACTTTGGTAGGATCCTTGCCACTGAAAGCACCTCCACCATGCGGGCAAGAACCTCCGTAAGTATCTACAATAATTTTGCGGCCTGTTAGACCAGTATCACCATCGGGGCCACCAATAACAAACCTACCAGTAGGATTGATAAAAAATTCAGTACTATCATCAATTAAATTGGCAGGGAGCAAATTTCTAATAATAGTTGTAATTGTTTTACGAACAGTCAGTATATCAATACCTTCTTCGTGCTGTGTACTGCAAACTACTTTGGCAATACGCTTTGGAGTACTGTCGTCATTATATTCAAATGTTACTTGACTCTTTGCGTCGGGGCCAAGCCAACCAATAATACCATTTTTGCGAACATCAGCAAGACCTTCCACAATACGATGTGCCCAGTAAATTGCACTTGGCATATATGTGTCAGTTTCGTTACACGCATAACCAAACATTAGACCCTGATCGCCTGCACCGAAGTTATCGGTCCCTAGTGCAATGTCTGCACTTTGCCCGTGTAATAGATTTGTAATTTCAACTGTGCGCCAATCAAAGCCACCTTGTTCGTATCCGATGTCTTTAATGACTTTACGAATCGCACTATCAACTTCTTCAGTGTGCAATACACCTTTATATTCGCCAGCAACCACTACGCGATTTGTAGTAACTAATGTTTCGCAAGCACACCGCGATGCAGTGTCTTGTTTTGCCATAACCAAGTCAAGGATAGCATCACTGATGCCATCGGCTACTTTATCTGGGTGTCCTTCTGATACTGATTCACTTGTAAATAGATAACTCATTCATTCCTTTTATAATTTTGTGTAACACACTTTGATTTATCGTTATTTGCCCCAACCGTTTGACCAAATGTCAACGTGCAGTCGAGGACTATAACGATAACCACGTGCCAAGGCTTCATCGGCAATATGTCGTGTATTAGAGAAGTATGCTTTGTCAGTGCCACCAACTGGCATAACATATACCTGTCCATGGAACCCGGCTGCACGATATTCTTTAACAGCACGATCAACTTCATCAAAGTCTAGGATGTTATCGATGACAAACTTTAAATAAACGTAACCACGTTGTTGGTATTCAACAACAACTTCTGGCTTAATTGCATCCGACCATTTCTCTCCGCTGGCACTTAGCTTGGGACTTACACTGAATGTAATAGAATCCTTAG